TACCGGTGGGACCGACTTGACCTCCCGCACCTGTCGTGCCGGTCGGGCCTGTGGACCCAACGGCACCAGTCGTCCCGGTCGGCCCAGTCGGGCCTTGCGCTCCTGTTGTGCCGGTCGGCCCCGTCGGTCCGGTAACGGTCGATGCCGCACCAGTGGTCCCCGTTGCACCAGTCGGACCAGCGGCACCAGTCGTACCCGTTGGACCGGTTCCTATCAGGGTCACAAGCTGGGTGAGCGTGACCTTCTTCGAGGTGCCGGCATCGTTGACGCCGATCTCCATCGCACCGGTCGCACCAGCGGCAGCCGTGAGGCCACTGATCTTGGTGCCGACTGCCGTACCGGTCGGGCCGACAGCTCCAGTCGTTCCCGTCGCGCCTGTTGCCCCTGCCGCGCCAGTGGTACCGGTGGGCCCAGTGACCGTCGAGGCGGCTCCGGTGGTTCCCGTTGGGCCAGTCGGCCCTGCGACGGTCGAGGCCGCCCCAGTCGTACCCGTTGGGCCAGTAATGCCCTGGGCCCCTGTCGTGCCCGTTGGCCCCGTTGCCCCGACAGCTCCCGTTGTACCCGTCGGTCCTGCCGCGCCAGCAGTACCCGCCGCACCGGTCGTTCCAGTGGGCCCAGTCGTTCCCGTAGGCCCGGTTGGACCGATCAGCATGACATCGACGAGAACGGCAACGGCATCGGAGAAGTTGGAGCTATTGCCGCCGACCCACGTCACGGTGAACGTCTGGTAGTCGCCGTTGTCCACGCGGCCCGACACGCGGAAGGTGTGGTAGATCGAGTGGGCCGTCTCCTGCGTGAAGTGCAGGAGGTCGCCCACCTTGATCGAGGCCAGGAAGGACGCCTGGTCGATCCCGTGATGATCGGTCTCGTCCACGTAGATCGCCGTGACGGATGCCGGTGTCCCGCTGTTATAGCGGAACGTCTGGTCGGCGGGCGGAGCGCCGGTCGATACCGAGAACGTCGAGTAGAAGTCGGAGACCACAATGCCGGTCGGTCCAGTCGCGCCGACACTACCCGTTGTGCCCGTCGGACCAGTTACGCCTTGAGCGCCTGTTGTGCCGGTAGGACCAGTTGGTCCCTGAGAACCGGTTGTGCCAGTTGGACCAGTTACGGTCGCTCCCTGAGCTCCTGTCGTACCAGTCGGTCCGGTCGGACCAGGGACGCTCGAGGCTGCTCCAGTCGTGCCGGTGGGTCCAGTAGCACCGACAGTGCCCTGCGCACCAGTCGTCCCGGTCGGGCCAGTCGCACCGACAGACCCAGTCGTTCCCGTGGGCCCCGTCGGTCCGGTAACGGTCGATGCCGCACCCGTCGTGCCAGTGGGCCCCGTCGGGCCGGCAACGGTAGATGCGGAGCCTGTGGAGCCTGTGGGGCCGGTCGGGCCATCCGGACCGGACGGGCCCGTAGGACCCGTCCCGCCCGGTACTAGAAGATCAGCGATGATTGGCATGGGTTAGAACCAAGTGCCTCCGGCCTTGAAGTACACGTCACCATTGGTGGTGTTCAAGTAGTAGTCACCGTTGACGCCAGTGGCATCACTCGGAACGCCAGCGCCCGAGTACCACGCCGATCCATCAACGCCCGCCGTACCGGCTGCGCCAGTGGTACCAGTGATGCCGGTTACTCCGGTATAGCCGGTCGCGCCGACGCCACCCGTTGTGCCGGTCGCACCCGTTCCACCAGTTCCACCAGTTCCACCAGTGGCTCCGGTCGGGCCGAAGATATTGCCCACGATACCCATCATGTCTCCTTGGTTTGTTTCGGCTTCGCCGCTACTGGCTTCGCCGTTGCTGTTGGTTCAGTTGGTTCGGCAGCCCCCGTTGGTCCACGTTGCGGCACTGCCTTATTCGACCAGACAACCTGCTTGACGTTTCCAACGAGAGGCACGGCCACTCCTTCCTAGAACCAGGTGCCGCTTACCTTGATGTAGATATCGCCTGTCGAGACGTTGAGGTGGAAGTCTCCATCGATGCCATCAGCATCACTGGGTACACCAGGAGCGGCGAACCATTTCGTCCCTGGAGCTCCGGTCGCTCCTGTCGCACCGGTCGGACCAGTCGCACCATCGCCAGTACCAGTTCCCGATCCGGGTGGACCGGGAGGACCCGTTGGACCAGTCGGGCCAGTCGCACCACCTCCAGTAGAGCGATGACCACCGCCAGCGAGGATGGTGACCTCACCTGGAGCGCCTTTCTCGCCGCGCTTGCCCTGGGCACCAGTCGCTCCGACCGGTCCCGGCTCACCCCGTGGGCCCCGTTCACCCCGGGGACCAACGACCCCGTCAACGCCGTCGATCCCATCCTTGCCATCGATCCCGGCGGCACCGGTATAGCCCATCGGGCCGACCGCACCCTCGATGCCCTGCGGGCCCTCGATCCCCTGCGGCCCCTGGGGACCGATCTCAGGTGGGAGCTCTTCGCGGGCGATGAGCGCAGCGATCAGCTCCTCTTCGAGACTCATGGAGCGGGCTCCTGGCGTACCCCTGAGATCCTCCCATTCGCATCGCGTTCGATGACCGTCCGCTTCGGCTCATCGGAGAAAGAGATCTCGACGGTCTTGTTGTTGCCGTCCCGGTTGATGTCCGGTGTCTTGGCCGCTCGCGTCGTCTGGACCTGGTTGACGGCCTTGAGCAGCAACTCGGTGTGGTCGGCTGAATCCTGACGATCACGCTCGAAGTGGTCCTTGAACAAGGACTGGATGCCCGTCACGACGCCGATCAAGTCGATGTCGCTGTTCTTCTTGGGCTGCGCGTCGAGGACCTGCTTGACGATCAATGGTGCCAGGGCGGTCGCCATCTCCTCGGCCGACTTGCTTGACGAGACGGCGACGGCCTTACTGGCCTGCTGCATCTCGAGCATCTCGCGAACGGTCGGGACATCGCTGATATCGACCGCACCCTGGGGTGTGGCCATGATCAGCTTGCCTTCCATCTCCGGGATGGGCTCTCGGCCTTCATCGAGCCTGGCTTCATTGATGAAGCGCCAGGGCACGCCGGCCAGGGCCTTTTCATAGATGGCGGCTTTGGCCGTGCTTTCCTTGAGGTTGAGCGCGGTGAAGCGGAAGGCCAGGTTGTTGGCCATGCCGCCGAAGCTCTTGTCCCAGACGACCTCTTCGGTCAGGTACTCCTGGATGTTGGACATGAGCGGCCGGAGCCCACGGTCCTCGCTCACCTGCATCTGGATCTCAGAGGTGGAGCGGTTGACATCGAACGTGACGCCCAGGTCCTGGGGGGTCAGACCGAACACCACGGCGATCTTGCGCACGAGGTAGATCTGCCACTCGAGGAACTGCTGGTCCCGGTTGCTGTCGCGGAACTTGATGAAGGACGGGGCCTTGCTGCCACCGATGAACCCTAATGGGCCCCGACCGGCGACCTCGGACTCGAAGAAGTCACGGAACTTCTCGACCTGCGGCTCGGTGAATCCTTCACCCAGGTTGATGATGCCATCGGGTGCGGCGTTCTCGACCTGCCGGCGGTTGTACTCCGAGGCGGCGAGTTCGGCTTCGACCGATGCCCGCAGGGTCTCGAGTGCCGGAAGGCCGACCGGGCTGTCCGTCCGGGGGTTCATCATCATGTAGATGAAGTCTTCGTTCGACCAACGCGCCTTCTCGTTGATCCCATCGGGATACCAGAAGTAGCGGGCGGCATTGGGGTTGCCGTCCCACATGGCGTTGACCTTGATCTGGGCCGCATTGGTCGGCCACAGCTCACGGAGGTTGCCCGACAGGTCACGCACCTTCTCGATGCAGCCAGCGTCCAGGATGAGGAGGTCATCGGTGACCGGTTCGATGAACCCACGGTAGGAGTCGTTGGCTGGGTTCGGCTGACGGAAGAGCTTGCGGATGACGTCTTGCTGGCGCTTGCTGTAGGGGCGGCGCTGGTCGAACGGGACGATGTCCCACTCAGCCGAACTGACCTGGGTGCGCCGGATCTGGACCGCACCACGGACCCACTCGCTCGTCTTGGCCCAGTGTCGGTAGACCCGGGCGTTCTGGACGGGGACCTTGCCATCCCAGGTGAAGCCAGCCGCGATGGCCCCGCCCTGCGGCAGGTTGGCCGGCGATGCCTGGCGATCCTTCTGGACCTGAAGCGCCTGTTCGCGCTGCACGACAAGCGCCTGGTCCCGCCGGACCAGCCTGGTGATCGCGCCGCTCATCGTCCGTGGTCCCGGAAGTGCTTGGCGACCAGCTTGCGCTGCGTCGAGTTGAGGTAGTTCTTCACCATCTGGGTCTCGGATGCACGGATCGCTTCTTCCTTGGTGAGTGCGTGCGTGTCGATGCCACGCAAGAGGAGGTAGACATGGTCGGCCACCGCCTGCACGCCATCACGGAACTCCACCTCGACAGCCATCAGGACACGACCTGGTCCGTCGTATGGATGTGCGGCCCGAAGTTCGCTCGCTGGAGGTCATTGAGGGTGGTCACGGTGACGACCTGGTCAGACGTGTGCATGTGCTGGATCTTGTGCATCGCATGACGCAGGTCCGTCGCTCCGACCAGGGACACGATCTGGTCGCTGGCATGGAGATGCTGACGAGCCATCGCACGCTCGAACTTGTTGAGCGCCATTCAGAAGCTCCTCTTCTTACCCAGTGCCCCGAAGAACGCGCCGCCGACGCCGGTCTCCATGGCGTAGCCCAGCGCATCGATCATGTCGTCATGACCCTTCGGGAACTGGAGCAGTTCGATCTCGAAGTCCGAACCGGCGAGACTCTGGTGGTGGAAGACCTTGCCGGACTCGTAGCGTGCCGCGACCGAACGGGCTCGCGTGACCTTGTCGACTTCGGCCTTCTTGCCCACGATGGGCAACATGGTCGAGTTGATCATGTCCTTGACGAACGCACCCTGGAACTGGTTGTTCTCGACGATGATCTTGCTGATGAGCGGATTCGCCTTCGCGCCATCCATGACGAACTCACGATGGCCCGTTTCGATCTTGGCCCGT